AGGCGTCCTCGAGGGCGGCGCCCGCGAGGTCGGCGCCCGCGAGGTTGGCGTCCGCGAGGTAGGCGCCCGCGAGGTTGGCGCCCGCGAGGTTGGCGTCCGCGAGGTAGGCGCCCGCGAGGTAGGCGCCCGCGAGGTAGGCGTCCTCGAGGTTGGCGCGCGCGAGGTCGGCGCGCGCGAGGTAGGCGTCCTCGAGGTCGGCGCGCGCGAGGTAGGCGTCCTCGAGGTCGGCGCGCGCTTCAATCGCCTTCTTCACGGCGAAGCCAAGGCGCACGGAATAGGACTTCTCGGCAATCTCGGCCGTGAGTTCACACTCAAACTGCACAGCGCCTGAGAAGCGGTTCTTGATCTCGAACTTCATTACGTTCTCCTTGGAGACTGAATCGGTCACGGCCGCACTCCGATAGTCCTTTCGAGATTCTCCTGAGCGGCCTTCTCCGGCCACTTCACATCGCACCACATCTTATTCAGCGGTATGACGTTCTCCGGGCCTTTTTGCATCGCCTCGAAGTCGATGGGCACGCCCTGCTGTAGCGCATTCAGAATGGCGCTGGCGCGGCCGAGAGACTCGATAGACTCCCGCACCCGTTCAAACTCAGGACCTTCCTTGAGCGTGATTAGAACGGCACCGAGTGCGCCCTTGAACTGGGTCTGCTCGTCTGTGAACATCCAATGGCGGTGAGCCTTCTTGAACGCGACGCGCAGCAAATCCTCAGCAGTTGTAAGACCCTGGAAATCGTCTCGACACTCGGCTTCGATCATCACAGCCGCAGTTTCGTACATCCTATCCATGCTTCGTTCCCTCCCGATAACTCAATGGATCATAGCCGGCAGCATTCAAAGCGGCGGCAATCTGCTCGGCATGCCAAGTGGCCTTTTTAATCGACCCGCTTGATTCAATACGAATCTTAGTAGGGTTGAACCAACCCCACGATACGGCGGGTGTGCCGTAGCATACGGAGACCTCGAAGGCAGAGAGGGGATGCTCTCCACCGTCTTTCACGTGCGCCGTCCATCGCTCAATCATTCTGTTCCCCGTCTCTATTCCTGAACCTTCGCCTGCCGACGCCGGTACTTGCGCACCGTGTCGGTGTATGCCCAGTAGTGTCCGCCCGAATCGCACCAGCCTACGATGTCCTGCGTCTCATCCCGCTCAATGATGCCGATTTCGCGCTCATCGGTAATCGGCACGATGCGGCGAGCGAGTTCTGATTGAGTGGTTTTCATAGCGCCTCCCCCAAAATCTCCCGTTCAAGCGCGCCGTATTTGTCCTCGTCCTTCTGCACTTTCCCGTGCAGAGCGACGATCCAAGTGCGCTCGCCTTTCCACTTCGGCGGCAGTTCGGTGGCGTGCAGCGCACGCTTCGTGCAGACCTCCAGAGGACCGGCGATCTTCTCTATCAGCCCTGGATGTACGGGCGATGAGTGATGGCCGCCATTACACGCACGGCCTGACTTGTCTGACTTCCAAAACGCCAGCTTGACTCCCGCAGTCGCGAGCTGCGACAGCCGCGCCTGCTGTGCCGCAGTCCATTTCTTCGCGAAATACTGGATCGTCGAGAGCCAGTATTTCGCGTCCCCGGACCCGTCCCCGTACCCGTACCCGTACCCGGACCCGGACCCGGACCCGGACCCGGACCCGTCCCCGGACCCGTCCCCGGACCCGTACCCGGACCCGTCCCCGTACCCGTACCCGGACCCGGACCCGGACCCGGACCCGGACCCGTCCCCGTACCCGTACCCGTACCCGGACCCGGACCCGGACCCGGACCCGTCCCCGTACCCGTACCCGGACCCGTCCCCGTACCCGTACCCGGACCCGGACCCGGACCCGGACCCGTCCCCGTACCCGTACCCGGACCCGGACCCGTACCGGCTCGCCGCCCAATCGGGCGGCTCGCCCCGGAGCATTACGCCGACCACGGCGCTGCCTCCCAAGCCGCCACCGCTTCTGGCGTACAGGCCGCTACCGCCGTGATCTTGCGCAGTTCAATATCGGCCGCAGGGCCCACGCGCGCGCCCTTATGAGGGCCCTCACTGGCGAGCCCTAAAAACCCCTTGTTCGAGGACGGCCAGTAGATGCAGTTGCGTGCGGCACGCAGGGCGATGGCATCACCGCTCGTGTCACTCGTATATCCAAAGAACACGCCGCGGTGTTCAGTCGTCACTAGAACTGCGCGCTCTGTCTTCTTGCTTCTGTTCGGATGATTAACCACGTCGTCTCCAATGCCCCAGAAAATCGCCGAGGCGCACGATTGAATACTTACCTTCTTACGTCGCAGATCACCGCAGGTTGTACAGGTACCCGATGCGCAGGTTGAACACCTCGGTCTCCTGATCGATCTTGGAGCCAGCCGAGGCGCCCTCGGTCACGTCCATGTACATCTTGCCCTGCGGCTCAGCGGCCTCCCAATGCAGGACGATGGCGGCGGTCTCATGACCGTAGAGCTGATCTCCGGGTCGGTCTGCGGCGACGAAGTGCTGCAGGATGTGCGAGGTGTGCCCGACTTCGACGCCCACGGCGTTGGGCTCCAACTCCGCGCAGCCAGAAAGGCACAGCAGCGAGACGATCAAAAAGGTTTTCATGATTTTCTCTCCGACAACTGCTCGTGCTTCAAGTGCCCGCGGATGATGTTCAACTCCACCGCCTGCGCCAGCAGCCGCTCGACGACCTCGGAGCGCGTGCGGCCATGCAGTCCCTGCCACAGCAAGGCTTCGACCGCCTCGTTGATCTGGGGCGTTGCGGTGCAATACAGACGGATGCGCTTGCTCACGTCTGCCGCTCCTTCGCGAAGCGTTCCAGGTCACGCTCGGTGTACCAGACACGTGAGCCGCGTTTCACGAACTTCGGGCCCATGCCCCAGTGGCGCCAGTTAGCCAGCGTCCCCGGGTTCACGCCCAGCTTGCGAGCCGCCTCGGCGGGCGGGATGTCCTTGGTGCCGTTCATCAGAATATCTCCGAGGCGGGCTGGTCGGGCGGCTCAGGCTCGACGGGCGTCTGGGGCGTGGCATCCACCACCGCCTGCAAGGCCTTGGGACGGCCTGTCTGGATCGTTGGCACCGACTCGCGCGGCAGGACGGTGATGCCGGGGCCTGGGTCGGCCTCGCGAAACTCCGGATCGTCGGCGATCTCTACGTTCGGCATGCGCTTGCACAGCCGATGCAGGCAGGACTTCTCGGCCATCCGCTCGGGCCATTCTACCCACGGCCCGTACATCTCTCCCTTGTCGTTTTTCTGCTTGGACACCGCCATCACCCGGTCGATGTCCTCCATGTTCATCGCCTCAACGTAAGTGACGCCCTGCTTCGTCCGGCCGCAGGCATAGGCGCCGACCCGCTCGCCGCGATCTCCGAAGATCACCGGCTCATGCTTGACGTGCTGGCCTTCGTCGTCGAACCAGATGCTGATGTCATCGTTGGCGTAGACCGACACCGCATAGGCCGTCACACCGAGCTTGGCGAGTTTGTCCAGGATTCCGGCCGGCATCAGCAGCCACTGGCACCTCTTGATCCAGTTATTGCCTGACTTCGCCCTGAAGGGCACCAGCGCGCCCTGCTTCCCATCCGGGATCAGCCCATCTCGCGCGGCCTCGACCAGTGCGTTGTAAATGCTCGCGCGGTCGCAGTCCTCGAAAATCTCAGGCTTGTGCTTGATGGCGGTGATGGCGGCTTGCGTGAACTTATCGAGCGACACCCCCTCGCCTAGTGACTTCTTGATCACATCCTGCATCTCGCCTCGGCGCAGGGTGTTCTCGATGATCATGACGGAGCTTTTCGGCTCCGACTTTGGATCTGCGGTCTTCGGGTCAGTCATGATTCGTATCCTTCGTATGCTGTTGCACCAATTCAATTAGGCAGTCTGGACAAATGGGCCCAGCGGCAACCGGAATCCCGCTTCGGTCTATATTCCACCACAGACCAGTGGACTGATGACGCTGACACACGATTCGCGGCACTTCATAGGGCTGGCGCTTCGGCTTAATCCAAGTCCACAAACTCATGGCTTCCCGTCCTTCGGCCTCACCTCGGTTACTCGAAAGTTTCGATAAGCCGGCCTGGTGTACGCCATCGCCGCCTCCGCGACCATGCCGGCCGAGACCTTGAACCCCGGTAGCACCGCGCGCTCTGCGGATCCGATGTGCTGCAGGATCTTGGCCTTCAGCACCTTCTTGGCTTCCGCGCATCCGCGCTCATTCTCGCTTGCGGCGGCGTAGCACTTGCACAGCTCGGCCAGTTCCGCATCGTCCGCCCCGTTGTAGACTTTCTCAGGCTCCGCGTATTGGTAGAGCTTGATGATCGTGTCGGCATCCTCTGGCATGACGGGCGGCGGCAAGATCCCTCGCTCCAAATTGGCCCAGAACTCATTGACGCGCTGCACGATGGCCTCGCCGACCTTGCGATCCCGCTCGCGGATGATGGTCTCGATGCGGTTGCCGCCGATGAATGCCGCAATGCAGCCCCAGGAAAGGTCCAGCACTTCGAGCTGGGTCTGCAGCTGAATCTCAATCTGTGGCGGCGCCTCGCCGTCCAACCAGTTGCGGGCGAACTGCAGGCCATCGACGTTTTTGATTTCAAGGATCCCAGCCCCGTGCCGATCCAGCATGGTCGCGATGATCTGATCGCGCACTTCGCTGGTGTTGAGGATCTTGTAGTCGAACGATGAGCCCAGCCGGGCCTTCGGGTGCTCGCCGTATACCAGATCCATCGACTCAATGATGACCCCGTAGTCATCCGCCACGCCCTGCGCAATCGCATCCTGAAGGCGCTTGCCCCAGCGCATGCGAATTGATTCGTGGAACCCGGACGGCGCCGGCTGCTGCTTCTCCACCGCGATCTCGAAGGCCGTGGCATAGGAGCCAAGCCCAAAGAGCGCAGCGACTTCAGTGGAGTTGATGCGCTGGTGGCGGGCGGCCAGCCACTGCGCTTCGGTGTCGAACGTGGTGATTGTCATGGTGGCTCGGTGTGTTAGACTGTGCTTGCAATCTAATCATCATCACGTCATCATGTCAAGCATCTCCCTCCGCCCCTACCAACTCGATGCCCTTGACAAGATCAGATTCGCTTACAAACGCGGCATCCGAAGCGTGCTGTACGTGCTCCCATGTGGTGGGGGGAAAACGGTCACCTTCGCCGCCATCTGCCGGGGAGCCGCAGAGAAGGGCCGCAAGGTGCTCATTCTCTGCCACCGCGCCGAACTCATCGACCAAATCTCAGCGGCTCTGACCGCCCAGGATGTTCCACATGGCTATATCGCATCCGCCTACCCATTCGTGCATGGGCATCAGGTGTACGTCGCTTCGGTGTTCACTCTTGCGAAGCGACTGGATTGCTTTTGCCCGGATCTCTTTATCATCGATGAGGCGCACCATACGGCAGCTTCGACGACTTGGGGCCGCATTCTCGCCCACTACCCTCAAGCGCGGCGTCTTGGAGTTACAGCGTCGCCCCTACGGCTCTCGGGAGAAGGACTCGCCGACTTCTTCGACGAACTCATTGAAGGCCCGACATACGAGGAACTGACCAATGGCGGATACCTCACGGCCTGCAAAGTCTACGCGCCGCCGACTATCTCGACTGCTGACCTGCACACCCGATTCGGTGAGTACATTTCAGGTGAGGTCGCTGCTGCAGCCAATCGACCCAGTGTCACCGGAGACGCTATCGATCATTACCGCAGACTCACGCCTGGCCGCCGCGCAGTCGTCTTTGATGTCTCGATTGCAGCAGCAAAGGAGCGCGCAGCTGGATTCCGAGCTGCTGGCTTTAGCGCAGACTGCATCGACGGCACCCTCGACCCCGCCATCCGGCGCAACCTCGTCAGTGATTTTCGCACCGGACGGCTCCAGGTTCTTACGTCGTGCGAGCTTATCTCAGAAGGATTCGACCTCCCGGCGATCGAGGTGGGTATCTCGCTTCGTCCCACTCAATCCCTTGGGCTCTTTCTTCAACAAACGGGTCGAATTCTGCGGCCGTTTGAAGGCAAGTCCGTATCTATCCTTTTCGATCACGCCGGCAACTGCCACCGATTCGGACTACCTACACAGACTCGATCGTGGAGCCTATCTGGGGTGGATGAGGTACCTCACGCACGCAAGCCTGTCGATAGCGTTCGAGTCTGCCCGCAGTGTTTCACAGCGAACGCCGCTCGGGTTATGGTCTGTGGATCGTGCGGCCACCGATTTGCGACCAGACCTCGCACGGTTGTGGAAAAAGAGGGCGAGCTCGAAGAATTCAAAGAGCCCACGGTCGAAGAACTCATCCTCAAGCGGCAGAGGAAAACGCAAGGCATGACGCGCAGCATCGAGGGGCTGGTGGCCATCGGCCGCATGCGCGGCATGAAGAACCCGGAAGGGTGGGCTCGACATGTTTTTGAAGCCAGAAGGGCAAAGGGGCGGGCGTGAGCAGAGGACCTGAGTTTGACGCCTTGGTGAATGCACTTGGCGGCGAGGGAAGCACTTTTGTGTCGCGCTACTACGAGTGCTCTGAAACGATAGAAGCGAAGGCGCTGGCAGAAGCTATCGATGCCCTGATCCAGCGCAGAATCGCCGAAGCGCGAACCCAGCAGCGACCATGAGCGAAACCAAACTCCTGCGCGAGATTCAGCTCGCGTGCTCGCGCGGCGACGCGCGTCTGTGGCGCAACAACGTCGGCCGCACACAAGATATTGTGCCTCCGCATCGCTGGATACACTATGGGCTGTGTGTCGGAAGCTCGGACTTGATCGGGCTGTCAAGTGTCATTATAACTTCACACGATGTAGGACGACGCCTAGCTGTATTCGCCGCGGTCGAAGTCAAAAGCCAACGGGGACGGGCCACACGTGAGCAACAATCATTCATCGATACCGTCTCATCCCTTGGTGGCTTGGCAGGAATCGCGCGCTCAGTCGAACAAGCCCGCACAATCCTGACGCTGTAGCGCATGAACGCTACACCGGATGCCGTCGCTGGCGGCATTGACCGTCCGCCGCCCTCAGCGGTGTTCAGCGGCATCGACCGACGCTTGGGCGCACCGACCGCGACCTGGCTGTACCAGGATCTTGAGGGGCGGCTGTTTTACCAATGCCGGTACCAAACCGCGCCGGCGCCCGAGGATGGCGAGGCGGGCGGCAAAACCTATCGCCCGTGGGTGTGGTCGGCCGAGAAGGCCACTTGGGTTTCCCGCGGGCCCGCCCAGCCGACCCCGCTGTATCACCTCGAGCTGCTCCAGCAGCGCGCCCAAGCCAAGGTGCACGTGGTGGAGGGTGAAAAATGCGCCGATGCCTGGCAGGCGGCTCTCACTGCGGCAGGGCATGACACCGTCGTGGTCAGCAGCTGGGGCGGCACGGGCAGCATCAAGCACGCCCAATGGGAGGCGGTGGCGGGGCGCAGGGTCATCGTGTGGCCGGACAATGACGATGTAGGCCGCAACGCCATGGCGATCCTGTGCGCCCGGCTGCTGTCGCTCAATTGCAAGGTGGCGGTGGTCAATGTTCCACGTGGAACACACCCCGAGCACTGGGATGTGGCGGACGCGCTGGAAAGCGGCTGGACCTACGAGCAAGTTAAGGATTTCATTCAGGAGAACCTGCAGGAGGTCACCCAGCCGCCGCCGACCGTGGTGGAGTTCCCCAAGTCCAAAGGCAAAGCGCGGGCGGCGCCTAAGCCTCAGTCACCCACCCCGCCCCAAGGCGACAGCCAAACCGATGGTTGGCGTCACTGGGGCCTTGCGCTGAAGAACTCCGGCTACCCGTGGGAGAACACCGAGAACGTGTGTCGGGTGCTGGCGAAGCTCCATGACGGGGAGTCCTTCGGGCGGATCTGGTACGACGAGTTCGCGGTGAGGATCATGACCGCAGCCGCTGCCGGTGCGCGCACGTGGGAGGACGCGGATACGATCACCCTGCAGTGCTTTTTGCAGGCGAACCTCGGCATGCCGAAAGTCCAGAAGCACATTGTTCACGATGCGGTGATCAGGCACGCACGGATGCACACAGTGAACCCGGTGCGCGATTGGCTCACCCAACTGAAGTGGGACGGGGTACAACGCGTCGAGCAGCTTCTGGCCAAAGGCTGGGGCGTGCAACTGGACTCGTACAGTCGCGCCGTATCGCGATCGTTCATCGTCGGGGCCGTCGCGCGGATCCTCAAGCCTGGGTGCCAAGTCGATAGCCTTCCGGTGTTCGAGGGGGGCCAGGGGATCGGGAAAACCTCGGCGTTACGGGTGCTTGCGGGCTTGGAATGGCATGACGAGCCGACATATCGATTAGGCGATCGGGATTTCTACCTGTGCATGGCGGGCAAGTGGATTCTCGAGCTCTCCGAGATGGCGCAACTAAAGGGCGTCGCCCTAGAGACAGCCAAAGCCGTCATCACCCGCCGCGAGGACCGTTACCGGGCACCGTTTGAGCGGCTGCCCTCCACGCACCCACGCATGTGCGTATTCGCGGCCACGACCAACAAGGACGACTGGAACGCGGATGAAACCGGCGCCCGCAGATTCCTGCCGGTGCGCTGCGGCAACATCGATTTGGACTGGATCAGCGCCAATCGTGAGCAGTTATTCGCCGAAGCGGCGGTGATCTTTGAGGAAGGCGGACAGTGGTGGGACATACCAGCTGAGCAAGCGAAGGCTGAGCAATCCGAGAGGCTGATGCGCGATGCTTGGCACGAGAGCGTGGCTTTTTACCTGCGCACCAAGGAATTCGTGCGGCTTGAGGATCTGTACGTTGACGTATGCGAGGTGCCGCGGCATTTGTGGACTCAGCCTATGATGGTCAGGGTCAGGAGCATTTTGCGCGGCCTAGGGTGGATTCCGACCAAGCGCAGCGTCAATGGGGAGCAAATCCGCGGGTGGCGCGCCCCAAGCGAGCACCGAGCGGATCCGGGCGTCAGTGATCAACCTCCATCCTCAAGCGATTTAGAAGGCTTCTGATTTTACGATACGCCGTCTGTAACCGAACCTGAAGGCTTCTGAGCGGTCCAGTCCTCCAGGCTATCGTACCCGTCGTAAATCCTCTGCGCGGCACGCTGGGCGTCTAATGCGCTCTGAAAGCCTGTCTGGGCCAATTGGTAGTGCCACAGGACGTAAGCCGGCCCGGAATCCGTGTTGTGCCGCACAATCACGAACCGACCGCACTCGCTGATGCGGGTGGTCTCGGGATCTGGCTTCACGAAGTTCACGGCCGGCGCTGCCACAGCATGAGCACCAGTAGCGCGAGCACGAACAGCGCCGCCCACACGCTGATCACAGCGCCTGCCTGCGAAGGAAGGCCGGCAGCCACCCTTTCGGTTGTGCCGCCGCCGCGGCCCGCCGCGCTTCGTTCCTGGCGACACGCCAGCGCCAGCGCGCCTGTTCAATGGCCTCATAAGCCTGGTGCTGCGCGACCGAGCGGGTGTCGCCCCAGTACAGGATGCCGAATTTGACTGTCATGGGTGCCCTCCTGGGCTTGAATGATGATGATGAGCGTAACTGACCACATCGCGCGGGTCAAGGCCCCTGCCGGCGTTCAATTGCTGCAACTCGCCCCAGGTCACCGGCATTACCCCCGCGTCGCGCCGGTTCTTGCGGGCAATGGACTTCATGCGGATCGCGGCAATGCAATCGCCTGGCGTGTCCAGCGAGAGCACCGCGCGCACTCCGGCTACGTCCTGTTGATTGAACTTGTCCCGCGCATCACCAGCGTGCTCAAACCATTCCTCGTACCACCAGTCCCCAGCGGCCCACAGCACCCTGTGTAGCACCCGTTTGCCACGCAAGAAAGCCAGCCGTTCAAGCTTAATCATGAGCATTCCCCTAGCGCCTATGGCGTCTTATCCTAAGTTACTGTATATAATATAAATAGTACAGTAGTACACTATAGGCATGAAATATCACTAAGCACAGTTGTTCTGTAAGGTAGCTGTAAGGTTTAATGGTAAGACATATACGCAGAAATGTAGGGCGATGAGTTAGGCGGCACTTTTGCCGCCTAGTGCCGCCTAGTGCGCTGCAACAATTAGCCCGATGCTGCACTGTGTTTGTAAGCTAGTTGTAAGCTGGCGTACAGTTTTCCGGGCCCGAGTTCGCAATAATCTCCAGGTGGGCCACTTAGGCCTCGCGCAACTCGTTGAAATGATTGGTAAGTGCGCTGCACCATTCGCATAATAACCATTAAGTTAAATCGTGCAATATGTCGTGTTGCGCTGCGATCATGCGCGCTGAACCTAACCTTGGCCATTGGGTCGGCGAAGTGAAAGTCTTGGGGACTCATCTCGCCCCTTCCCCAAAGATTTTTTGGCATTTCCCCGTCCCCCTCCCCACAATTTCGGGGATGGAGGCGACCCAGAAGAAGTGCAGTCGGTGTGGCGAGGTGCGGCCGCTGGGGTGGTTTGTGAAGGCTGGGTCTGGGCGGTTGAGGTCGGAATGCCGGCAGTGTCGGCGTGCGCAGAAGGTGCGGGACCGGGCGATTCGGAGGCAGAGGATGGTGGGGGGGAGGCCTGAGCGGGTGACGCAGAGGGACATTGAGGCGATTGGGGAGGCGCAGGGGTGGCGGTGCGCGTGCGGGTGTGGGCGGGTGGTGAGGTGGGAGTATCATGTGGATCATCGGCGGCCGTTGAGCCGCGGCGGGGAGCATCGCAAGGAGAATCTCAGACTCCTGGCGCCGATCTGCAATCTGAGGCTGGGCAATAGCATGAGGTATTGAGATGGCGACCGTACTGGGCGTGATTTTGGTGGTGCTGGCGGTGTGGGTGTGGGTCGATGACATGCTGTACGGGACGGACCCGTGACGCTCACGGTGGCGCAGGCGACGCAGGCGATCATCCAGGCAGGATTGGTGCCGGTGGTGCTGTACACGCCCTCGAACACGGTGGCGGCGGGGTCGATCATCCCGGGGAGTCAGAGCCCGGCGGCCGGGACGCAGGTGGTGCCGGGGACGCAGCAGGCGCTGGTGAGTTTTCAGGTTTCGGCGGGACCTGCGACGGCGATTGGGAACGTGACGTGCCCGAACTGCGTGGGGCTGTTCGTACAGAATGCTTACTCTGCGCTGCAGGCGGTGTCACTCTCGGTTGACCGGCTGACCTGGGTGGTGAGCTCGAGCAAGGAGGGAACGGTCACGGCGCAGTCGGTGACGGCGGGGTCAAGCGTGCAGTCCGGAACGATCGTGAAGCTGACGGTGAGCCTGGGGCCGGCCGCGGCGAGCAAGGCTGTGGCAACCCCCACCGTGTCGTGATAGGGTCGCACGATGTAGGAGGGCGTATGTCACGAGGTCGAAGATCCAAGCGCGACACGGGCCGGGGGATCGGCAAGGCGCAGCGAAAGCGCGCGGCGCGGTTCCACAAGAGCAAAGACGGCTACCACGCGAGGCACACATGACGAGCCTGCATGAGTTCGACGCGACCCAGGCCAGCGTGTCTCACCACCTGAAGGCCTGCCTGCACGAGGCGGGGACGAATTTGACCAAGGTGCGGGTGCGAATGCTCGGCAAGGAGCTAGTGCTCGACCCAGCCGAGGCGGCCGCCTTCGGCAACCACCTGATGAGCCTGGCGCGCGCCGCCCTACCCGGAGACAGCAATGCCGATGCCACCGTTGCCACGCCAGCCGTGGATGGGACAGGGACAGCCGCAGCGAGCGGCGATGCCGTGGAGCCCGCAACAGCCGGGTAGACCTGGCGCTCAGGGCCGCGGGAAGATGAACCCGGCCCAGTTGCATGCGCAGCTGGACGCGAAGGAAAAGCAGCTGAAGGCGGAGCTGAAGAAGGTGCAGGCGGTGCGCACGCTACTGCCGCCGGCGCCGCAGCAGGGTCAGTCTGCCGGCCAGCAGCCCCAGCGTCCCATGCAAGGAGCCCGCCCGCCGGGCCGGTAGGTCATGGCGGTCGATTTCACCCACTTCGCCCAGTTCCTGGGCGCGCTCAAGATCAACTCCAAGGAGCGCGGACGAATCGCGCTCGGGCCCAGCCTCCTTGGTACCCAGCGACGACTGTTCGAGCAGATCCAGATGGGCCTGGCCGAGGATGTGCACGAGTTCGTCATCCTGAAGGCCCGGCAGCTCGGGGTGTCCACGGCGCTGCTCGCCTGGGACATGTACTACGCCTTCAACTACCCCGGCACCCCGGGGGTCATCGTCACCCACGATGAGCCATCGCGCGAGCAATTCCGGGCGCTGCTCGAGATGTACTACGAGGGCCTGCCCGGGGAGTGGCAGCAGCCGATCGTGCAGCACAACCGGAACCAGCTGGTGCTGGGCAACGGGTCGATGCTGCAGTACAAGGTGGCCGGGCTGAAGGAGACCTCCAGCAAGGCACTCGGGCGCTCGTCCGCCGTGTCCTTCGGGCACATGACCGAGACCGCTTACTGGGGGGACCCGGAGCAGATCCACAGCCTGAAGGCTGCGATGGCGGAGAAGAACCCGATGCGATTTTTCGCCTGGGAGTCCACCGCCAACGGGTTCAACGCCTTCAACGAGATGTGGGAGGAAGCCAAGCAGGCCGTCACCATCCGCGCCGTGTTCATCTCCTGGTGGCACAACGAGAACTACCGTGTGGCGCGCGGCTCGCGCGTGTGGCGCCAGTACTGGGGGCTGAAGGGCCGGGCCACCGAGCAGGAGCGCGACTGGGTGAAGCGGGTGAAGAAGGAGTACGACTTCGACCTGGACGATGAGCAGTTGGCCTGGTACCGCTGGATCCGGGCGGAGAAGGTGACCGATGAGATGGCCATGTTTGCTGAGTACCCCACTTTACCGGATGAAGCGTTTGTGGCCACCGGTAGCAAGTACTTCACGGGCCAGTCGATGTCGGAGGCCTATCGTCGGGTACTCGGGGAACCTAAGAACCAGTCCTTTAGGCTGCAGTTCGGAGCGGAGTTCACCGACACGACACTGATCGATGTGAACGATCGGGTGGCGACCTTGAGGGTGTGGGAGGAACCGCAGGCCGGCGCCTATTACGTGCTGGGCGCTGATCCGGCCTACGGGTCCTCGGATGGTGCGGATCGGTTCTGCGCCACGGTGCTGCGCGCGTACGCGAACCGGCTTGAACAGGTCGCCGAGTTCTGCACGGTGGATCTGTCCCCGTATACCTTCGCGTGGCTCATCGTATATCTCGCCGGCGCCTACCGGCCGTGCCTCTACAACATCGAGATCAACGGCTCCGGCACCGCGGTCATCCAGGAAATCGACAATCTGCGGCGCATGTCCGGCCGCTCGATCATCCCGGGGCAGGCCAAAACCATGCGCGATGTCGTCAAGAACATGTCCGAGTTCCTGTACGCGCGCGAGGACTCGATCTCTGGCCGCCCCATGGGCAAGCACACGCTCACCACCGAGCGCATCAAAGAAACCTACATGGGGCTGCTCAAGGACAACTTCGAGCGCGGTATTTTCACCCCGCACAGCCGCTATCTGCTTGATGAGATGAAGACCATCATCCGCGACGGCGGGAGCATTGCGGCCCAGGGGGATGCCAAGGATGACCGGGTGATCGCTTCCGCCTTGGCGGTGAAAGCGTGGAATGACCAGCTTCGCATGAAGCTCATCGCCCAGAATGTCGTGTGGGTGCCCCCTGAACAGAGAATCGAGCGGGAGACCCCGCCCGACACCGTGCTTGGGCGCTCGGTCAGGTCGTACCTGCAAGCCTACGGGGTGCTGCCGAAGCCGCAGATGCCAAACCAGGGCGTGCGGGCGTATATTCCGCAGCAACGGAGGTGACCTGTGGGTGTGCTGAAAGAATGGCGGTGTTTGTTTCACGACCATGAGTTCGAGGACTTCGAGCCGCACTGCCCGTATGGCTGCAGCCCCACTCAGGTCCGCCGCGAGTTCCGCACCGCCCCTGGCTTCAAATCCGATGTGACCCGCGCCACCGACAACATTCGCCGGCAGTTGGCTTCAGACTACAACATGACCGATGTGCGCGGCGACAAGGAGGGAAGCTCTGTCATGTCGAACACGCCTGTATCCTCCGGCGGCGCGCGATTGCCGGCAGACTCAGGGCGGCCCTACTGGAAGCCGGACCTGGTGCCGCAGGGATGGGTGGGGCGCGGTGAGGCAGCACCATCGATCAACCCCGCGGCGATGAAACTGCTGCCGCCCTTGCAGCGCGTGGGCAACCGTGACATCGAGACGCGCATCCCCATCGAACACATCCGCTCAGGATCGCAGTCGTACTTGCAGAAGGCCACGCGGTTCGTCGCGCCGAAGAAGTAGCCCGGCGACAGGATATTTGACGTGCAAATTCCCAAGGACTCCGCCGAGCGCCATCAGTTATTCTGCGAACTGATCAACAAGTGCACAAGCACCACTGAATCGCGGCGCGAGTTCTACAAGCAGATGCGCTCGTACTACTTGTTCGGGTGCGAGGATCGCGCGCTTAATCAGCAAACGCGCTTCAACAAAATCTTCCCGCACGTGGAGACCGTGCAGTCCTTCATGTTCTCAGCCGAGACCACCCGCTTCACTATCGCGATTGGCGCGTCGGTGTCTGAGAAGGAACAGGACAAGGTACCAGCGCTGACGGACCGGCTGCATCACGAGTGGCACGATGCGCAGATCGATCAGCAGTTCAAGCAGGCGCTGCGCTGGAGCGCGCCGTACGGCAAGGTGCTCTTGAAGTTTCGCCCCAAGGTGTTCAAGCGCATCAACGAAAAGAAGGAGTTGGAGAAAGGGCTTAAAATACAGGCTTTCATTGTTGAGCCGCACAACTTCGGCGTGCTGCGCGAGGACAAGGATGGCCTTGAGCGTCAGGAAGCGTTTTGCGAAACCTTCCACATCTCAAAGTCCGAGCTGCGCAACAACCTGATCTCGGGAGGGAAGAAGGAGGCCGAAGTCGATTCGATCATGACTCAGGTGCAGGGTGGCCACAAGGATGACGTGCTCGCCGATGCGACGCCTGTTGATCGGCTGATCGTGACCGCAGTGCAAGGCGATGCCGTCACCGGCAATGCCGGAATGTTCTCGATGCCGCTGTCCACGCTCTACCGACCGACCACGCGCGAGAATCTGATCCAGGGGCATGAGCTCTATGTCTACGATGATGCGATTGCGGATTTTCGCGTCATCACCTACGTGAACCCCACCATCCCGATCTGGGACCGCCCGCTCGGCGATATCTTCCTGCCGCATCACCTGCCCTATGTGGAGGTGTGCATGAACCCGACGTACGACTATTTCTGGGGGCACAGCGAGGTCGAAAAGCTGGTGCCGCTGCAGGACCTGCGCAACGAGCGCATGGGCGACATCATCCATATCCTGCGAAAGCAGGCGCACCCGCCATCTCTCATCACGGGCACCAACGCCCCGGGGGATGAGCTCGCCATCGCGCTGGACACGCCGGGCGGCTTGGGCACGGTGGACTCACCGGCCGCAGACTTCAAAAGAGTGGTGCCGGATCTGCCATCGGATCTGTGGCACGACATCGAGCAGTTGGATGCGATGTTCGATGACCTCTCCGGCCTCACCGCGATCAACCAGGGCAAGTCCGCCCACGGCGTGCGCTCCAACGCGCAGGCCTCCACGATGTCGAACTTGGGCTCCGCACGCATCCGCGACCGTTCGCTCGTGATCGAGGACGCGCTGGATGATTGCGCGTGCCTGATGGTGGAGATATTGAAGAAGTACGATGAGCGGCCGATGCGCGAGGAATCAGAAGAAGGGGCCGTCTTCCACGCCGCGCAGTTCACCGATGACTACGAGGCGAAGGTCGATGGGCACTCGTCCAGCCCGATCTTCGCGGAGAACTACGAACAGAAAGCCTTTGCACTCCTGGATCACAAGGTCATCGACCGGGAGGAACTGCTGGATCTTATCGATGTGCCGATGCGCGCGGCGCTGAAGAAGAAGCTGCGCGAGAAGATCGAGCCGGCCGAGGCCAAGGAAGCCCAGGAAGAACAGAAGATCAAGCTCGCCCAGATCGCCTCCAAGCGCGCCCATGGCGAGCATCCCCCCGTTGCGAACGGCAACGGTCTGGCGTAGTCTCAATCTTCAGAGGCGTCCAGTTGGATCGCCTGATCGCTTACGGGGCCCCTTTGGTTCCGTGCGCGGAGGTAGAGCCACCACCCTTATATAAGGAGGACGCATCATGGCTCGTGGCAAGCGCGGTCGTCGGCACAAGTAAGCCGACTCAGGGCCCAACCTGAAACCCACCTGACGGCCCCACTCGGGGCCGTCTTTATTTGACAAGCGCGGCAATACTCCGCTACCGTCCGCACAACATGCCCAAGGACGCCAAAGTCCCGCAAGAACCCACCGCCACCGGGGACTCCCCGGCCGCGACCGGCATGCTGACCCCGCAGGCGCCTGAAGGGGACTTCGCCTCCGCGAAACTCGATGCCTTTCATGCGATGAAGCTCATCGACCGGGCGCTGCAGAAGTTCGGCAACGACACCAAGACCAAGCAGGGCAAGGCACTCCTTGCCGCCCGCGCCAAGCTCACTGAAGAATTCGGCCAGCACGAGGAAGAATCCGCCGAGTTCTCGCTGGCCGAATTGAAGCGTATGATCGCAACCCTTGAAGGACCGGGGGAGGCTCCCAAGCCCCCACCGCCGCAGCAACAGCAGCAGGCGCCACCTGGCGCCGCACCGATGGCCGCTTAGGAGACCGACATGCCCGCCCAGCGCCGATTGTTCATGCCCGCCGACTCGCTTCAGATCCGCGACCCGCTCACCGATGAGCTGCGCAACGGGAACATCATGAACCCGCGCCGCTACATGGAGATCGGCGGCCTGCACTCAGGCTCCGTCCGCGGCTTTGAGTCATCCACGATGGACGTGAAGTCGCCCGAGTCCACCCAGCGCGCCGTGCCGGTGAAGTGAAATGGCCTCCCTCGAGGATCTGACCCCGGAACAGAAGCAGGCGCTGAACCTGGGGACCCTGACCAAGCAGCTGCTGCAGAATCCGGAGACCGCCGAGGCCGCACAGCGGCTCTTGATGAAGGGGGACGCCAAACTGCGTTTCCCCGAGGTCACCTTGAAGGACACCCTGAGCAAGGTGCGCGAGGAAACGGCCGAGGAAACCAAGGCGCTGCGCGCCGAGGTCAAGCGCCTGGAAGCGGAGCGAAAGCTGGAGAAGCTGCACGCCAAAGTCGCCGATGCGGGCCTTGAGTTGAAGCCGGTGGTTGACCTGATGGAGAAACACGGGCTTGCCCCCACCGACGAGAACTATACAATGGCGATCGAGGTGCTGCGCAACCGCGCGGCGCTGGCCGAGCCGACGCCTTCGGATCTGAAGCCACTGGAAGCCCCGAACATCAAGGAGATGTGGGCGGATCCGGTGAAGTGGCGGGAGCAGGAAGCCGCCAAGGTCATTCGCGAGATGCGCGGCAACGGCCGCGTGCAGTAACCGTCCTGAGACTGAGCCACCAGCAAGCGCACCGCTAAGCGTGCGAGCGTAGAGCATTGCTGGAGCAATAGACATGCCGTTCAGTTCAGGCGTAATGCCCACAGGGGCCGCATTCACCGAATACCAGGCTATCACTCGGCGCGCGTTCCTCCCCACGGTCTACGTGCAGATTTTTCAGGCCTCGCCGACCATCGCCGCGCTGATGCAGCACGCCAAGACCGCCTCGGGCGGTATCTCATCGGTGACCGTGCCGGTGCAGGGCCAGGCGATGACGGTGCCGCAGTGGACCGGGTTCGATGGCTCTTTCAGCCAGCCGGCGAGCATCCAGGGCGTGCAGCCCGCGGAGTTCAACCTGAAGTCCCTCGTGACCCCAATCCCGTTCTACGGGTTCGAGGCGGCGATTCAGGCCGACCACGCCATCGTGCCGCGCATCGAGGTCGTGTTCAACGACGCGACCAACTCCACGGTGGACGTCATCAGCAACGCGCTCTACACCAACGTCACCAACACCCAGCAGCTGATCGGCTTCAACGGCGCGATCGATGACGGCACCAATGCTGCCTCCTACGGCAACATCAACCGCTCGGCCTCCACGTTCTGGCAGGCCAAGGTCTACAACGCGGGCGCCGTGGCGCCGACGCGCGCACTCATCCTGCAGTACCTCATGGGCGCCCAGAAGTACGGCGCCGAGATGCCGACCTGTGCGGTGCTGGGCATGGGGACGTGGGAGAAACTGGTCGCCAATGACTACGCGGGCCTTGAGTCCTACCAGATCATGCCGGGCAGCGGGTTCGACTCGGACGCCGACCGGCCCCGCTCGCTGTTCCGCGCTTTGGACATCGCAGGTGTGCCGATCTACTGCGATCCGTACTGTCCCGAGGGGATGATGTACGTGTGGAATTCCAACTACATGCAGTTGTATTTCCACGCCATGGCGAACTTCGCCTTCACCGGATTTGAGTCGCTGCTCCCGGTGTACCAGATCGGCTTCATCGGCGGCATCGTCTCCCTGTTCGAGCTGGTGTGCGCGAAGCCCCGCACGACGGTTCGGGTGGGCACGGTGTCCACGGTGGCGTCAACTGGCTTCCAGTTCAATGTGATATAGAGGGGGCCATGGTCATAAACGCCAGGCCATATGCCGATTTCAAGTTGCTGGCTAACACGCTACGGCACTTGGATTACGTGTGCTACAACAATAGCGTGACCAATGCGAATCTGAATGGCGGCTCTACGACAAGCGTCGCCTACGCATTCGATTACCAAGCCGGTCAGTGCTTGTCAGTCGAGACGACCAATACATTTACTTTCTCACTCACAGATTTCCCCAACGCAGTCGCTCTTGGGGACCACTTGCTGGTTTCCACGGTTAGCGCCGGCTCATCCACTTTCTGATCGGAGCGCCAAGACATGTCATTGCTTCGCCTTCCCCTCCAGGGTCTGGATCTGGAAACAGAGCAGACCATCACGCAGTTCGTGATCCCGGCCGGCGCGGGCGCCACCTTTTCCAACGCCAACTCCGCCACCGTGGGCGCCGGAGGCGTGTGCACCTTCACCACCAACGCCGCGCATGGTCTGACGCTGAACCCCTCGGCGAACGTGCCGCCCAACTACTTCGTGACCTTCGGGGGCTCAACCTCGGCGATCACCGGAACCGGCGTGCTGATCAACAACGTGTTCCGGATCCTCTCGATCCCGAGCACGACCACGTTCACCTTCTGGAGCACGATCTCCACCGCGACGGTGACCTCAACGACCGTGATCCCGGTGTTCTACCCGAACTTCCAGGCCGGTTTCACCTCTGGATTCGCGGGCGGCCCCACTCAGACCATCTCATCGGTGGTGACTCCGTTTCCGCCGCCGCAGCTTGAGGCGGCAACCCTGCTGTGCCAGTTCGGCGCCAACTGCATCGTGCAGTACAACCCGGACCTGACGGCGCTGCTGCTGGACCCGCAGTCCACGCCCACCACCGGCACGCCGGCCACGGCGCCGGTATGGCGCACCCTGCAGGCGGCCTCGGCCAGCGGCTTCGTGTTCGCGGCGCCCCCGCACGTCGGGATCTTCGCCAACGGCACCACCGCCACCTCGCACGTCTCGGTTGTGAACTGAGAAGGATCTGAGCCACCATGAGCCAATCGCTGCTGCTGAATCTCGAGGACTTCCTTCGCATCACGAACAAGTCCGAGGCCGTGCTCGAGGGCCGTTACGATGGCAAGGATTACGTGTGGGCGCCGGGTGAGTACCTGGATGTCCACAAGGTAGTCGCCACCCACATCTTCGGATGGCTGGACCCGAATCTGCAGTACGAGCCGAAGGCCGCCCTTGAGATCCGCGAGCGCGCTTTCCTGCGCTTGGGCTGGGTGTCGGGCCCGCGCGGCCTCGACATGAAGCACGCGATGAACCAGTTGAAGAAGGTATCCATCGAGCCGGTGCCGCCGTTCCCGAACGTGCGCTTGCTGCGCGCTCGGGATGCCACGGGTGCCGAGGACAATTTCCGCATGCCCTCCATGGAGATCCTGCCGGAGGGTGATGCAAGCGAATCCGCGCCGCGGGTGGCTCCGGGAACGCAGATGGGAGACGGGGCGCAAGAGCCGAAACCGGTGAACCCGGCCAAGGATCTTCGCCCCGAAGACCCCCAGGCCAATGCCTACGTTCCGCCCTCGCGTGTGCAGCAGACTCTGACCTTGCCGAAGAAGGCCCCAGCAAAGTGAGCCCAGCCGTTGCTCAACACCTATATCGCGCAAGTACAGGACCTTCTGCACGACCCGCTCGCGCAGATGTGGTCGGTCAGCTCGATCACCAACTACATCAACGAGGCGCGTAACCGCGTAGCGCAAGACACCAAGGCGCTGCGGCAGATCATCACGACCTCTCAGTATCCGAGCCTGACGTTGAACGTCGGGCAGGAACTGTACCCGCTTCAGACCTACCTTCCGAGCCCGTTCAACACCTCGCTCGTAGATGTCATGGGCATCACCGTCATCGTGAACAACGAGCGGTATAAGTTGAAGTACTGGCCCTACACCCAGATCGATGCGTTCCTGCGCGGCTGGGTGAACTACCAGGACTGGCCGATTGTGTTCAGCCGAGTGGGCGGCAACAGCTACATCTACGTCGCCCCGGTGCCGAATCAGACCTACTCGTGCGAGTGGGACATCGCCATCAACCCGCAGCCACTCGTGCTGGACACCGACCCTGAGCCGATATCGGTGCCTTTCCAAGAACCGATCCAGTACTACGCGGCGTACAAGGCGAAACTTAAGATCCAGGCGCAGGGTGAAGCGAAGTACTTCCTGGACCTCTACGATGAGATCCGGCGCCGTTGCACGAAGGCGTGGATGTTCCGCGTGGTGCCCAATCCCTACGCCACCGTGCCGAGGTAGGCCGTGGCGCAGATCCCCCAGCCCAACGACGCCTCCAAGCCCGACACTCGCCCGCTGCTGTCGAAGTACTTTCGTCAGATGGTGGGGGTGAACACCCAAGCCTCGCGCACCGCCATCCCGGATGAGTATTTCTACAACCTGGAAAACGTCATCCCTATCGGCCCTCAGAACGCTCACGTGGTGCCGAACATTTCGGCATCCCTGCACGACTACTCCACGGATTCGATTTACTGGTCCCAAGGGCTGAATCTCAACGGGGTGGAGTACCTCGTCAACTTCGCCACTAACGGCAAGGTGTTCCTGTACAACATCGGCGCGGCGACCTCCGCGCAGATCAACGTCGGGCACTTGCTGTCAGGCGCGCTCTCGCAATGCACTCAGTGGAAAAACACGCAGATCCTGTTCATCGACTCAACCGGGTACTACAACTATGACGGAACGACGTTTGCCCAAATCACGGGCACCGGGGTCCCATCTGCCGGGAACGCTATTGCTGTCTACGCGAGCCGCGTCTGGATCGCGCAAGGCCGGGTCCTCTACTGCTCAGGAGTCGATGACTACTCGGCCACCTCATGGACCGCCGCCAACGGCGCTGCAGCGATCAACCTCACTGATCCGCAGATCCGCTCGACGATCTACCGGCTGATCCCTGCGAACGGGTATCTCTACATATTCTCCGTGACCGCCATCAACGCGATCTCGGACGTGTATGTACCCAGCGGCGCCTCGCCTCCCACGCCTGTGTTCACTAATCAGAACCTGCAGGCCCTCATCGGCACCGACCAGCCCGCATCCGTCATCCCCTATGATCGCAATGTGATGTTCGCGAGCCGCTACGGCATCCACAACCTCATCGGCGTGAATGCGCCGAAGGTGTCAGTAGACATCGACGGAACCTGGCAGTACGCGGATTTCAGCCAGAACATCAGCGCAGGCCAGGTGGTGGTCTCCAACATCCTGTGCGGCGCGTTTTTGATGAAGCGGGCAAATGACCCGGTATTCGGCTCCAATACCATCGTGGTCCTGTGGTTCAATCGCGATGACACCAACCCGACGACAGGCGTAGTGAACGCCACGGACATCTGGTGGTTTGCCAATTTCGGCGCGCTGACCTACATCGTGCAGGGCGTAGTGAACAACGTCCCGGCGCTGTTTGGATTCATCGGTAACAAGCTCTATCAGTTGTTCGGGGATGCCACAACCGCCCCCGCGACTCAGGTGTGGAGCAAGCTGTGGCCGATGGAGGATGAGATCGCCAAGAAGCAGGTCATACAGGTCGGTTTCGAGGCGGACTTCTTCATCTATGGCACTGCCCTCAAGCTGTTTGTGGATACGGCCAGCAGTTCATCTGACTCCAACATCAACACCAGTGTGAGCCTGGGTCAGTGGATCAACACTGCCGGCCAGAGTGGCCAGTGGATCAACGCCGCGCTGACGATGGGCGGATGGGCCGCTCCGGGTCTGTTCCTGCTCTCAGGCATTGCCCCGCCCGCGTGGGATCGGCACGTTGGATTACGGCTGACATCGGTGGGGTACTCCTACGAACTGCACTTGTTGGCGATGGACTATAAGCTCGGCGACAGGTGGCAGCCATGAGTCAGATCCTGCCGTTGCAGTCATCGCCTGCGAGCTTCTGGCGTCGTACGGGGACCCATGAGCGCCAGTTCGTGATGCAGCATCACCTGCGCCACGTGACTTACGACCATGCGGCAAGCAAGGCAGGCGTCGCGCTCGCCGGGCTGGACCTCACGGGCGAAGTCGGCCCAGACTGGTTGCTCCGGCACGCCAGCCGCCACCAGACCTACCGGGTTCTGGTGGGCACATCTGGCGCGTCGCCCACGTGCGACCTGTCGAGTCTGGACTGGGAGAACACTTCGGCAGTGCGGGCTTGGATGCAATACCATGAGAGGCTGCACGCGGATCTGGATGCTTACTTTGGACTGAAATCATGACCAAGCCAGTTACCGGACTCACTACGTTTTCAGGATCGCCGCCGCCATGGTCGCTGTCCTCTTTGGATGCCGACATCGCAGCGCTGCAGGCGGCGATCAATGACCTCGGCACCTATGCAAACCAGCTCTCCGACACCTCTGGAACGCCGAACACGATCACGGTGGCTACTGCCGGAAGTCTCACCGCGTCTTACGGCTTTGGGCTGCTGCTGTACATCAAGATCGCGAACACGACCACCAGCACTTCGGTCAACATCAACCTGAACAGTTTGGGGAATGTCTCGGTGGTGCTCCCAAGTGGCAGTGCGCCGCTTGTGGGGACCTTTGTGGCCGGTGGCGTGTATGCCTTCATTCACGATGGGACGAATTTCCAGGCGGTGGGCGTCGGGTTCCAGTCTTTGCTCTCGTCCAACAACACCTGGACCGGCACCAACACGTTCGACAACAACGTGACCATTGGCGCACCAGCATCTGGCAACGCTCTTTCAGTAACTGCGGCTGCTAATAACAACGCCATCGTAGCTGCTGGATCTTCTACCTCAGGGCAATCTTATGGTTTAAGGGTCATTGCCGGAACAACGAGTGCGGACCAGGCAATTTATGTAACCAATCAAGCGAATACGCATTCTTATTTCGTGTTGAGTGGTGACGGCTCTGGCTCTTTGGGGTACGGCGGCCCTATCCAGTGGTCTGCCAGCGGAAACGTCGCCATGCCGGCGCCGGCGAGCGGCATCACCCTCGCTGTGACTACTGTTTCTGGAGGGCAGGGAATCCGCATTTTTTCGGGCGGCGGCAGCCCGACCGCGTTCTTCATCGACAGTGCATTCTGCGCTACGGGATCGAGTACCCCGTTGTTCACCGCGTCCAATTACCCCGGTGTTAGCGCAAACCCCACCACTTGGATGAGAATACAGATCAATGGGATCGGCAATTGCTGGATCCCGGTTTGGCAGTGAGGGGCCTATGAAGATCACTCTGACGTGCGAGGACATCAACGAAGCGAACGGGGTGCTGCTCGCGCTGTCGAAGTTCCCTTATGAGCAGGTCGGCGCCCTCATCACGCGCTTCCAGGCTCAGATTGTGGAACAAACCAAGGCGACGCAGCCGGTGCTGGGCGTGAAGAACCGCACCAAGAAACCCAAGCGCGCGCACTAAGTCATGGGCACTCAATCCGACATCAACGCATCCGGCTCAGGCGACACAGGCGCCCTCTCCGCTGCTGGCAATCCATACGGTGTGGGCAGTTACGATGATGTGCTGACCAGTCCGTTCTCTGGCGTTCCCAACAGCGTTGACAGCACTCCGATCAACACGAGCACGCTGAACTCTCAGCCGGACCCGTCCATCACGCCCGCTGCGACCGGAGCCCTCATCCCGGCAGACCCGAGTACCGCGACGACCGCCAGCACGGGTGGCACATCCAGCACGTCGGACTGGTCCTCGATCCTGTCTGGATTGGGCAGCATCCTGGGATCTCCGCTCGCTTCGGCCGCCTCGATGGTAGGGCTGGGCGAGTACGAGGCGAGCCAGGCGCAGTCACAGACCAAAGGGCTGACCTCGCAACTGACCGGCCCCTCGCAGCCGCTGGTGCAAGGCGGCGTGACCGAGGCGGGTGCTGCCATGCAGGGATTGACCGGCGCGCCGGTCACGACCGGATCTCTCGGCCAGCAGGAAACCGCCGCCGCGAACCTCGGCAAGATCGCGACCGATTACTCCACTGGGCAACTGACGCCCGCCCAGCAGCAACAGGTTCAGCAGCAGGTGCAGGCGCAGCAGCAGAACATCCGCTCGCAGTTGGCGCAGCAGGGCATCACCGATGCCTCCGTGATCGCGATGTACGACCAGCAGATCCAGGACAACGCGGCGCAGCTCACCCAGCAGCTGATCACGCAGAACACGCAGTTGGCCTCATCGGCGCTCGGCACGGTACAGCAGACCTACTCGAATATCTTGAACCAGGCCATCAGCCAGTTCGGCGCCGGCATGGGCCCAATCGAGGATGCGGTGAACCTGACCGTGCAGCAAAACACCGCCATTGCGAACGGCCTGCAGTCTCTGTTCGGTCAGATCGCGCGCGGGTTCTCAGGCGCATCCGGCACCGCAGCGGGAGGTGCGACGGCCGGCATCGCAAGTGGCCTCTCGGGGATCATGAGCGGCATCAGCAATCTTCTGGGGTTGGGTTCCGGTACCGGTCTGGCGAACATCAACGATCCGGCGGCGATTGGCCAGGAGACGTTGAACGAAACCCCGGCGATCCCTGTGTCCACCATCCCCGGGGTGAATGACCCCAACAACAACTCCTTCACCACGGATGCGAACCTCGGGATTGACACCAGCGCGAGCACCGACGCCACCGCTCCCACCATTGACTTGGGGCCCGGAGTCACCCTGGACGATGAGCTCGCTGCACTGGGTTTTAGCGGCGCTGGCGGGCAAGCCGCCAACGGCGGGTTCCAGCCCCTGACGGCGGATCAGTTGCCGCCTATCGACACCTCATCCCTCACGGACATGAGCCTGTCTGACATCCCAAACCTCGCCAGCCAGCAGGCCGCCAGTTCTGCCTCTCCCTTGGGCAGCATCGGTGCGGGCCTGTCCACAGCCGGAACCCTCGCCGGCATCGTGGGCGGGCTGGAAAGCCACACGCCAGTCGGTGAGGCAGGCGCGGCGCTCTCCGCAGCGAGCCTCGCGAACAAGACTGGGGTTCTGGGGACTCCGAGCTCCACCGTCAATACAGAACTTGGCGCGGCCGGCGGGGCTTTGGGCCTGTATCAAGGACTCGAGCGCGGGGGCGTTGCGGGGGATCTCACCGCGGCATCCGGCGCGGCGCGGCTGGGGTCCGGCGTTGCCAACCTCGCGGGTGACTCATCCCTTGCGACCGGCCTTGGCGATGTCGCCGGAGCCATCGCCATCCCGCTCGCGGCTTACAATGAGATCACCAACTGGCGCTCTGGCGCCACGGGCTCGGATGCCTTGGGCGGGGCGGAAACCGGCGCAACGGTGGGCTCAGTGTTCGGGCCCATCGGCGCTGGCATCGGCGCGGTCATCGGCGGGGCGGTTGGCGCGCTGTCGAGCCTGTTCGGGGGCGGCAAGACGGACCCGGAGTCGCTGAGTCTGTCCAAGGTCACCTCGTCCTACAGCTCAGCCTACGCTCAGAACCCGCAAGGGGCCCAACAGGCGCTTTCGGAGATGTCCCCGGCGCAGTCGTTCCAGATGCTGGCCGGAGCGTTCGATGCCAAGAACAATACCCCGGGGCACTCCCAGCCCATCGCCCAGGTCTGGGGCCGCATGCAGGAGGGCGCCTTCGTCAACGATATGGCCGCCCAGATCAATTCTGCCGTGGAATCCGGCGCTATCTCACCCTCCACGCCGCCCGCGCAGGTCTATGCTCAGGTCGTGCAGCCGTGGATCAACTCCAAGACCAACGGCCAGGGGATCCTGGGCGGGGCGAACGGGGAGGGCGGGGTGCTGACGGGCGCCATCCAGAACCTGATCGGCGCCTACATGGGCGGCCAGCTCACCTCCAACACAGCCATTGGGGTCTCCGGACAGATGGACACGGGCCTGCCACAGTTTGCATGATAGGGACCACATGGCGGCAGGTTTAACATGAGCGCATCCGACACCGACATCCTCCAGCAGCTTCAATCCCTGAAGCCGACTCCCCCGCCTGACTACCAGGCGCCGGACACCTCGGCGCTGGACGCAGACATTGCCGCCCAGAAGTCCGCCGCCGCGGCCGACGAGCAGGCGCTGGAGGCGGCCGATCTGGGCAAGTCCAACGCCGCTGCCCAGACCGCAGGAGAGCTCCAAGGCGACGCTGCGCAGACTGACGCCCTATTCCAGCGGTACCCCGCCCGACAGGTCGCCTACGGGGCTGCAATGAGCGCTGCGCCCATCATTGGGCTCCTGTCGGCTCTCGGCGGCAAGGCAGCCGGCATTTCCGGCCAGGGCATGCTCGGGGCCCTCTCAGGGATGATGGAAGGACTCAACGCCGGGGCGGAGGACAAGTACCAGGAGCAGCTAGCCAAGTGGAAGGAGGAACTGCAGAAGCTCAAGGACCGCCACGAGGAACAGATCGAGATTTACAAGCTGATGCTCGATGCCTACTCCGGCCGCGCCGATGCGGCGCAGAAGGCCCGGGATTTCGCCCTCTCGGCCACCAAGGACGACATCGACGAGAAGCAGGCAAAGGTCAAGGACTCCATCGACATCTGGAAGGCGCGCACGACGGCGCTTAACCAAGCCGACAAGGTGACAGCACTGCTGGAGGGAGCCGCAATCCGCACTCGTGCCCTATCTGCCGGCTACACCCCCGAGGCCCAGCAACTGGACGCTGCGCTGGCCGATGCCGGGGTGCCATTACAGGGCGGCAGCCGCTCCGGGCCTGCGTACTTCGCGCGCCTCGATGCCATCATGAAGGCTCATCCGGGCGAGTCGGCGCAGCAGGTCGCACAGGGCATCAAAACTGGCAAGATCAGCGCTGCGGAGGCCCTGAAGGAAGGCACGACCGCGGCGGGCATCGTCGGGCGCACGGCTGTGGGCGAGAACGAGATTGCCGCCATGGCGCCCTCGGCCATCAGGGCATCCGAGGCCCTGCCGCGCGGCCAGTGGGTGCCGGCCAACAAAGCCATCCAAGCTGTGCAGGCTGGTTCCTCGAACGTGCAGTTGAAGGAATTGGCGCAGCGCACCAATGCGATTCTCAACGCCTACGATGTCGTGGCGGCGCGTGGCGGCACGGACAAGGAGAAGCGCGAGGAAAACCGCAAGAACCTACTCACCGCCGACTCCCCAGCGGCCTACAAGAAGGCCATCGAGGTCATGCAGGATGAAGCGCGACTCGCCAAGGGCGCCGGCCGACAGGCAGAAACGGAAGCTGCAGGCGGAGCTTCGGGCCCGAAGGATGGTGACAAATCCACCTCCAAGTCCGGCAAGCCCATCATCTACCGCAACGGCCAATGGGAGTACGAGTGATGGGCGCCCCCGTCCCAAGCAGTGACCTGCCCGGCGCTGCAGTGCCGGCCGATGACCTGCCCGGGGCCAGCGCCGCCCCCGCGACCACGGCCGCACCACAAGCCGAATCCGGCAAACTCGGCCCATGGGCGAGCGCCGCGGTGCGCCCGCTCGCTGAAGGCGTATCGGCGCTGCCGCTGCTGGCCATGGATCTGGGCGTATACACCCGCAACATGCTCGGGGATGCGGGCCGGTGGGCCTTGGGCAAAACCGCCACGCCGGATTACGAGATGCCGAGCCAGATGTTTCAGGAGGCCCTGGACCAGTACACCACCAAGCCTGGCAACTGGCTCGATAAGTCCTCGGAATTCGTCTCAAGCGCGGTCGCCGGCGGCTTCACCAATCCGACCGGAATCGGGATCAAGTCCCTCGACGAGGTGCCGGCGCAATTCGGGCGTCAGGCCGTGGTGACTGAGGCCCATCAGGTCGGCTACACCCTTCCTCCCTCGGAGACCGGCCACACGCTGGGCGCCACGCTCGAGTCGGTTGCCGGCAAGGCCAAGATGGAGCGCGAGGTATCCGCCAAGAACGCGGAAGTTACCGACCGGCTGGTGAAAACCGCCCTCGGACTGCATCCGGACCACCCGCCGCTGTCTCCGGAGGTGCTGGACGCCATCCGCACAGAGGCGAGCAAACCCTACGACATGCTGGCCAACACCGGGGAGGTCAAGGCGGACGAGGAATTCATGAACGATGTGGCTGGCGCCGGAGCTGATTTCTCCAAGATCGACCGTGCGTTCCCGCAGGAGCCGGGCGTTGCGCCCAAGGAAGGCTCAGGGGTGGATGCCAGCCAGATAGAGCAGTTGAAGGGCAAGTACTTTCAGCCGCGATTTACCGCCCAAGAGGCGATCGACGCCATGCGGCAACTGCGCAAGGACGCCAGCGCGAACCTGAAAATCTACGACCCGAACCGCAATGCGCTCGGGATGGTCCAGCGTCAGATTTCAGACGCTTTCGAGGCGCGGCTCGAGCGACAGGCCGAAGCGCTGGGCCAAAAGGGGCTGGTGGACCAATTGCGCAAGGCCCGTATTCGCATCGCCCAGACCTACGCGGTGGAGGATGCGATGAACAAGTCCACCGGCAATGTGTCGGCGCTCGCGCTCGGCCGGCTGTTCCAGAACGGGGCCCCCCTCACCGGGGAGCTCCAGACCATCGCGCGCGCGGCGCTCGCGTTTCCGAAGTCCATGAAGGACGTTGACAAACTTGGCAAGGAGGGCGCCTTCAGCGTTCTGGACTTCCTCGTGGCGGCAGGCGCCTACTACCACAATCCATCACTCGCGGTCGCCATCGTGGCGCGGCCCGGCATCAGGAAGGCCCTGCAGACAAAGGTGGCCCAGAGGATGGCCACGGCAGGCCCCACTGCGGCCGGGCAGGCGGTTCAGCAGGCAGCCCCTGGCATGGTGGCCGGGGCGAATCAGACCCTCCAATGAGCACCAAGACAGCAGACCTCGACGCGGCTATCGGCACCATCCAGGGATGGCTGGAGGTGGCCAAAACCCAGAAGGACAAGCTCGCCATTGCGGATCGGCTGATCCGCGCGCTTGCCCTGAAGTACAAACATGACACTGAAGGCAAAGGGGGCCGGTTTCAGATACCATCCACCCCCGAGGCCACCAATGGAGCAGCCCATGCCGGAAGCGAGCCAAGCCACTAGCCATAGCACCATGGTGACGGTGCTGTCCCTGGCGCTGCAGGCGGTATCCCAGCGGGTGTTGCTGGTGCTCGCGCTGGGCATGGGCTTCGGTCTTTTCTGCTGGTCGATGTGGGCCCATACGCCCCTATCCCTGTACACCGCCTGCGCCTTCGCGGTGCTGGTGTTCCTGCCGGTTCTCTGGAGGTCCCATGCCCAAAATGGTTAAGCGCATCTCGAGCATTACGACCGAGCGGCGCGACATTCCATCGTCCCCGGAGACGATGAAGAACTTCACCAACTACCAGTTAAACATGGAGAACCAGCGCGCGTGCATGCCGACCAACTGGGCGGGCCATGGCGACTGGGTGACCTACAACTCCACCGGCAAGGCCGACACCCGAGGGGTCGGCACGGCACTGGGCGAAGGCGGCATGGTATCCCCGCGCATCCAGCCCGGAGCGACGAAAATCTGACCTGACGACAACCTTTCAGAGCCACCGGTAATGCGACCGCCCAGTGTCGCAGGATGGCTCTATGGCAACGCTCTACATCGGTGAATACACGGGCCTCGGGGACATGAACCCGAACGGCCCGACGCGCCGGCTGAGTAGCGAGATCGCGCAGACCCCGCCGGCCGCTGAGCAGACGGTGGCCATCTCCGCATCCTCTGCGGCCTCCGCGGCGTTCGGCACTTCGACTTACCTCGTGCGGCTGCACACCGACGCCATCTGCTCCATCGCATTCGGCACAGCGGCGGGCAGCACGCCCACCGCCACGGCCGCCAACGCCCGCATGGCGGCGAATCAGACCGAGTACTTTGCCGTCGTCCCCGGCCAGAAAGTCGCAGTGATCACCAACTCATGAACACCATTGCACCCCCGTCGCTTACCGCGATCAACGATGCGCTCGCTGTCGTGCGCTTGGCACTCAATCCGCAGTCCGCCAACGAGGTCATCGAGCATCTGGCGAATGAGACCGCCAAGCATCAGGAAACCCTCAAAGCCATCATCGGCCGCAAGGACCAGCTGGACGCCCGCGAGAAGGACCTGCAGGAGCGCGAGGCGAATATCTCCGTCAACATGGCCGCTGTGGTTACCCGAGACGCGCAGGTCACGGCCCGTGAGCGTGCCGCCGCGACCCGGGAGCAGCAGTTGGCAGAGGCTCATGCCGCCCACACCAAGCGCGTGGGAGACAATGAGGCCGCCCAGAAGGCATGGGACGAGCACGCCGCGGCGGTCAAGAAAGACATTGAGACCCGGCAGGCGGCGCTGGACAAGGCCAACGCCGCCCGGACCTCGGCGCTCGATGCCCGCGAGGCCGCCATCGCAAAGCGCGAGACAGAACACGCCGCGCGTCTCGCCCGCCTCAAGGCTCTCACGGAGTAGGACATGAAGGTATTTACGATCAAAGGGCCGATGGAATTGGATCTGCTGAGCGTGCGGGACGTGGTTACGATCTGCGACAACACCCGCAAAGTCGCCTCGGAGTTCTATCTGGACGGAGAACTCGTGCGGCGCGATGTCGCTGTGTCGATGCTGATGCCGCCGAACATCCTGGCCTCAGAGGGAGCCTTAAATGGCCAATAGCACTGCGATCTGCACCTCATTCAAGGTAGACCTGCTGCAGGCCTACCATAACTTCGGCACTACCGTTACCCGAGGCGGCACGGGAGCCGATACCTTCAAGGCGGCTCTCTACCTCACGACTGGCTCAATCGGCGCCGGAACGACCGCATACAGCGCCACGAACGAGGTCTCAGGCGCGAACTACAGCGCTGGGGGTGTGTCGGTCACAAATGCCACCGCGCCGACCTCAAGCGGTACGACGGCTTACTGGACTCCCTCAGCGTCAATCGTCTATTCCACCGTCACGCTCTCAACCGCGTTTGATACGGTGCTGATCTACAACAGCACCAATTCCAACCACTCGGTTCTGTCGTACAACTTCGGTTCCACCACCGTGACGGCAGGGACATTGACCCTGACGATGCCGAGCAATGCAGCCGGTACGGCACTCATCAATCTGGCGTAACCCATGGCAAACGTAGTCAGTATTGCTCGGTTAGGTGCAGTAGGAACGAGCTACGCGAGTTTCACCTCTCAGCAATCGCTGCTGACATCAGGAACGGCGACTGCGGCCTCCACAGGTCTTATCCAGTTGTGGCCTGGGTTCTTCCAGCTTGGAGCGCCATTTGAGATCAAGATGGGCTTCAATGTCGGCTGGGCATCTGGTCAGACTTGGGTTTTCACAGTCAAAGTCGGCTCTACAAACGCACTGGTGTCCGGAACCATCAAAACAACTACGAGCGGTGGCACTACAGAGCCCTGGTTCATCGACATCATTGGACGTACTGTGTCTGAGGGTAATGGGACGCTCGCAACCCTTGAGGCCACAGGCTATATCGAAGGTCGAGGGGTATGCCCGCCTGGAGCCACTGCAGCGGCAAACTACGCGGCGGGAATGGGCGGCTCGATGTGGTCTGAGGCCACGGGTGCTGCAGGGTCGGGATTTGATTCCACAGTTGCCAATACGCTCGACGTGCAGGTCACTTCGGGTACTTCATCGGCGAGCAATACCATTCAGTTGCGGCATCTCATCATTTTGAGCTACGGCAACACCGCGCCGTAAAGTAGCCCTTCATGGCGCTGACGCTAGTCGGGACCAATAGCGCCGCCTCCACAACGGTCACAATCCCGGCGCACCAAAAGGGCGATCTACTCGTCTTTTTCGCCTATCGTGGAACCTCCACGACGGCTCCTACCAGAGCGGCTGGAATCGCAGATGTAGGGCCCACCTCGACCAAGAGCGGTACGACCCAGAGCATGCGTCTGGGGTACAAGGTTGCTACAGGCACATCTGACACTTCAGGAACTTGGTCCAATGCAACTGAACTGACGGTCCACGTCTTACGTCCTGATCCTGGCTTTACTGCGGTTCCAGGTCAGGTCGCGTTCAGCAGTTCCACCACGACGACTATCACATTCCCGGCATTGACGCTGGGAGATACCAGTGGTCTGTCATGGGTTTTGGGGTTTGTTGGAGCGAGCAATACAACCCAGACCATAGGGACTGCTCCTTCTGGGATGACGAACCGCCAGCATATCACTGGCGCATCGAACCAAGCCGCATCAAATGACACGAATGGAGGTGTCACAAGCTGGTCCGTCCAGACCATTACTGCGGGTTCTGGTAACAGCGTTTCAGCAACCCTTGAGATCCTGTGCCTTCCTCAGACGCTGTCCCTGACCAATGTCTACGGACATATCGGGGGAGGATCCAATCCATACGCTCGCGGAAACATCGGAAACAATTTCGTCTGTCCGCTATCGGTCAGAGCAAGTGGAGGCGGAGGTGGAGCGGGAAATACGATTCTCTTTGCATTCACTTGTGATGGTGGGGCAACGGTCTCAAGTGTCACAGGTGCGATCAATGGCGCATTCACTCTGGGCAAAAGTGCTTTAGGAGGTGCAGGCAATCTCGATAGCTACGTCTACTACGCTCAAGGAATTGCCCAGGGGCAAGAAGTTGTCACGGTTTCATTCTTCTCCCCCATTGCGGCGACCTCTACGGTCAATGGCACTTACTACGTCATCGACACGATTGGGACTACCGATTTCACGCTCATTGGTGCGGCGAGTAACACAGTAGGGCTGGCATTCACGGCAACCGGAGCAGGAAGCGGGACAGGAACAGCCACCCAATCCATCAAGGCATTCTCCTACGCCATGACGGAGTTGTACAACGTTGCAACGTCCGGTGGTTTGAGTGGTTCAGTTTCAGCGGCTTTTACCACGACCCTTGCGACGGGAAGTTTTACTCCGACCAACAACAACGCGAACGGTGGCAATTTCGTCTGGTGCTTTTTCTCCAAAGCGGATCAGATTCCTTCTGCCAGCAGCACGCATTTCCTGGCTGGGTCTGGGTTCACACTGCTCAGTGCCGACAGCAATTATTCCGGCTCATTCTCGACCAATCCCGCAAATGGTCTCACTAAATGCGTTGAGTACCAGGTTCAGGGAACTTCTGCGGCCGTAAACCCTAGTTTCAAATCCCTGAATGAATCGGGAGATCACTGGAACTGTATCGCTGTCTCAGTCCCGATCAACAACAGTGCCGGTACACCGATTCCCTCGGGAATGGGAGTGAACCGTATCGCGCACTTCGCGACTGAGAGCTTCCCGACCAGTTCTACCCCGCTCTTTAAGATGCAGTTGCCGGTCAACGGTAACTTCCGCCTGTTGGTGTGTGATGACCCGAGCATGAATGCTCAGACCATCACTGACAGCGAGGGGAATACCTGGATAGCACCGACACCGAGTAATGGCGGCACGGCCGGAATGTGGTATCTGGCCAACTCGCAGGCCAATCCAAATCTGATCGTTTACGCACAAGGAGGTGGCAGCGATAACGAGCTGAGTTTCCGGTTCTTCGATGTCATTGGAGCGGATCCAAACCCGCAGATTACCTGCGTCTCAAGCGGTCAGACGGTCAGCGGATCAAGCAGCTTCACCATGTCTCCGTCGCCTTCTCCTACCGCGACGACGGGCATGACATTCGTCAATGTCGGGTTAGGTCAAGGGCCTGGGCTGGGAGTTACCGCGCCATCTTGGGCGATCTGGGATCTGTGTACTTACACCGGAGAATTAGACCTTGATGAGATGGAAAACGCCGACATCATGGCGCACGGAAATTTCACGATTTCCGGCGACCAGACGTGGACGTTCAGCATCACCAATTCCGCCTCCAACAGTACATCAGGAGGCGCAATCACAGTCAGCGGCGCGCCGCCTCCGATCCAATGGGTAAAACCCAGCGCCTTTCAGACTCCGAAGATCCCTGGCGGTATTGCCTATGCAACGGCCCCTCCCTATCGGGCCTATCCGCTACCGGCAAGTGGCAATGTCACCGTTGCTTTATCAGGACAGACAGCCACCTTCACTGAAGGAACAATTTCCGACACCGTTGCTTATGCGGCTACGGGGCAAACTGCGACATTCACCGAAGGCACCGTCACACCCAATCTTTCCTATGCGACCTCTGGACAGACTGCCACTTTTACAGAAGGCACAATCACTTACGGCACTTCGTATAGTCTTGCTGGACAGACCATCACAAGTTCCGATGGAACGCCGACATATGGCATCACCTATGCGCTTTCAGGTCAGACTGCGACATTCTCGGAAGGGACGATTACGGCCTCCACAGGCGGGGATGTCACGCTCAATCTCTCAGGTCAAACTGCGACCTTTACGGAAGGCTCAGTAAGGGATTCGCTCGCCTATGGGCTAATTGGCCAGACATCAACGTCCAGCGAAGGGACGATCAGCTACTCCGCCAGCTACGGGCTTACAGCCCAGACGGCGACTTTTACTCAGGGCACCCCGACCTATGAACTAGACATAGGGCTCTCAGGGCAGACCGGGACATTCGCGGAAGGCACGATCACTGCCAGCACAAGCGGAGATGTCATTTTGGCTATGTCCGGCCAGACGGCGACTTTCATGGAGGGCATCATCACGCCAAGCGGAGGGACTCCTAGTTTCCTGCCACTGCCCAATGATGTAGGCTTCCACGTTAACGTCGGATTTCTAGGTGTCAAGCGATAGATGATCCCATGGCCCGCGAGCACATCGATGAGAGGGAGTTGGAAGATATAGACCGGCGCCTTGCCGGCAACGGGAGCATCATCCACCGGGATACCAAGGTCGTGTGGTGGATTATGGGATTCATCGCGATCCTCGTCAGCAATCTCATCACGGCGGCGATCAACAACCGCTCGGCTGACTTCGAGGCGATGAAGGTGGACGTGGCGTCGCTGCACGCTCAGATGGCAGTCATCACGGCGCAGAATTCGGCGATGGCGGCGCAGTTGCAACTGCTGCTCGATGGGCGGATCAAGGACGCAGATGCAAAGCCCTAGCACTGGCGCACAGCAGAACACCGATGCCAACCACATTGCGGCATCCGAGCATGCGCACCAGCAAATCGTCATCAATGGCGACAAGGCATGGCGCTTCATCGTGGCGCTGTCTCTGATCGTCAACATCCTCTGCATTTTTACCATCGCCTTCGGTGCGTTCATTTACTACCAGGCCAAGGCGCTCGACCAGAACCGCTACGACTGGCTGCAGCGCGACTGGGTGATGCCGCAGCAAGGAAAGCTCGACGAGCACGACAAGGAAATTCAGGCCATCATGAATCGACTACAGGAGAAACGGTAATGGCAATGTCAGGCGGCGGATCAGGCGGCGGCATCATCGGTGATGGGTCGCTCATCGAGGAAGTGAAGGCGCAGGAGTCGCTCCTGAGTCCGAATCACCGAAACAAGTTCGATGTCATCTACAACAAGTACGAGGCGGACGAGGATTGTCTATCCGAGGCAGACATCCTATTCGTGCTCGACTGTGGCAAAGAAGTAGTACGGGCGCTGAATCAGTGAGCGAGGAAGCGCGCTGGGCTGTGGGAATCGCGGTGCTCGCGTTCTTGAGCATCGTCGGCTGGCTCATTGCCCACACGCAGGAGTGCAAGGTATGGCGCGCCTCGATCATGGAGAAGATCGGTAAGCTGGAGGGCAAATGAGCGCCGTCGATGTCGCACTGCCGAGGCTTCAGACGGAAGAAGGCTTCCGTGCCACCGCGTACAAGGACACCGAAGGCCACACCACAATCGGTTATGGCTTCGACGTGGACGCCGGGATCACTCAGCCCGAAGCCGCGGCCCTGCTCGCCGCGCAGCTCACGACGCGCCATCAATCGCTGCTGCAGTTCCCGTGGTACGCGAACCTCGATGACGTGCGGCAGTCGGTGTGCCTGGACATGGCGTTCAATCTTGGGGTGGCCGGTTTGCTGCACTTCCCGTCCATGATCGCGGCCATCCAGCGGCAGGACTGGGCGAGCGCGCAGACGCAGTGCCATGTGGAGAATTCAGAACTTGCAGGCCGCTATCAGAAGCTCGGGCAGATTCTGCTGACGGGGATTGCGTGAACGCCATCGTCAGACTCTCCCATGTCGGGACGGCCTATGTTCAGGCATCGCTGAGCTTTCTGTTCATCGGCGCCTATTTCGTCATTCTGCTGGAGTTCATGAAGGGCGACGTTCGTGTGCCGCCAGAGTTCAAAGATGCCTTCACTGCCCTGCTAGGCGTGCTGACCGCGACCGTAGTGCAGATCATCGGCTTCTGGTTCGCTCGCCAGAGGGTATCCGACCCATCGCGTAAACGGGTGCGCAAATGAACGATCTACTCACCGGCAAGCGCAAGTTCTGGATCACGACCTTCATCACCGTCACCGGGACAGCGGCGCTCTTTAGCGGTAAACTGGACCAAGGCGGCTACGTCACGCTCATGACCTTGATTCTCTCGATCTACGGCGCAGCCAACATCATCGACAAACGAGGCGGAGGACTAGGATAGCCATGCAAACCTTTCTCATCGGTGCAGGAGTCGGCGTTCTCGTCGGCGGCGGGATCATGTACGTGTTCTACGCCAAACTGAAGGCGTCCATCGGTGCAGTGGAGACGGCGGCCAGCTCGATCAAGTCAGCCGTGAAGTAATGCCCTCGCTCTACCTGCGCCTGGCCGCTTACCTGGGCGCCGCCCTAGCCTGTATCGGGCTGGGGTGGCACCTGGGGGGACTGTCGCCAAAAGCCGCCCTGGCGGCTCTACAGGCGCAGGACTGGCAGGCCAAGCAGCAAGCCACTCAGGCCGCACTCACTGCCGTACAGCTTCAGCTTAAGAAAGCTCAGGACACCGCCGCGAACAACTCCACCGTCATCCAGGGTCTGGAGACCGACAATGCGAAAATCTCTGCCAATTGGGCTTCTGACCGCGCTCTGGTGCAGCGGCTGCTCAACGATGCCAAAGCCACTCCCGCCGCCGGTAGCTCTGACGTGCCCAAAGCCGGTGGTGGACAAGCAGCTTCTGGTGCCAGCGACGCTGCCAGCAATGAAAGCGTTGAAAACATGGTTGTCGCAGCCGCCCAAGAGTGCGAACGGACAGCCGACCAATTGAACGCGCTGATAGCCGAGATCACCCCGCAGCTCTAGGACTCCCATGCGCCGCTTGCTCATCTGCCTCGCCATCCTGCTCCTGCCCGTCATCGCTCGCTCGCAGACGCCCCCGCCCTGCCTGCCGAACATGAGCGCTCACGGCGGGTCCTGCTTCATGCTCAACATCGCGGTCGCCTGTGGAATGCTCCCTGCGGGAGTCTCGACGCTGGCCAACTACTGGGCCGCGTACGTATGCACGCTCCCCACCGGGTACATCACGACGGTCTATCTCGGCTCGCTGTCCGAGGATGCCGTGAATATCGTGAACTACGTCAACAACACGTACACGCTGGCCCAAGGACAGGCTGATTTCAAGGCTCAGGCCAGAGTCCCGACGGCCTCAGAAGCTGCGTTCATTGCGACGCAGATGGCAACCTATCGCCCCCGGGCAGTCGTGGCATTCAACGGCGCAAGCCTTACGCGCTCCGTATTCACGGTGAACCCTGACGGCACCTTCAACCCGACGCCAGTTGCAGGCGAGGCCGTTGCGGTGGCGACGCCCTGTAACGAGGCAATCAGAATTGCGAACGCGCCGACCTACTACAATGTCACCGGCCAGCCGAATGCTTTAGGCGGCACGTTGCCCAACGGATCGTATGCCCTTTGCGTCGTCAGCTTCCCCATCGGAACCAACTAGGAACACGGAAATGACCCAGAATGTCACACTCACCATCGCCGACCCCACCACCCGCGCGGATGGCACCGCCCTCGCCGCCTCGGATCTTGCAAGCATCAACATCTGGCGCACCGACGGCACCGCCGCCGCTGTCATGGTGGGCACGCTTTCTCCGCTGGCTTCGCCACTTGTTTTCGTGGATTCCAACGTAGCCGTTGGGAGCCACGGATATCAGGTCTCAGCCACCGACAAGCAGACCCCGCCTCTGACCTCGGCCCTGTCGGATATCTTCCCGGTGGTCATTGCAGCGCCGCTGGCAGCGCCGTCGGCCCCGACGATCACGGGGGCGACGACTTCATGAGGGTTTGAGTTAGAAGGTCAGTATTTCCGGCGATCGAACCGTCGCGAATAGGGAAGACTGGCCTTGACATCAGGGCGTTTCTTGGACGGAAATTCGATTGATACTGGTGGTGCCGTGACAATAGGCGTCGTGCCACACACCACCGTTACCTCGTAACCGGCGCGCTCCAGTTCTGCTACGAAGGGGCGGTAATCGCCAGCAGTCAGGCGAGCTGTATTCAGCACCAAGACACGTTTGCAGTCGTCAACCCTGTCGAGATACATCAGAGGAACGCTCACTTCTGCTGACCATCCTGTGGTGAAGCGGATCTTTGCCAACCCCATGGGTCCAGCATGTAGATCTTTCCTAAGCCGCCGCACATCTGACACGGACTGACGAATCGGAGATCAGCGCTTGCCATCTCCTCAAGCGTACCCTTTCCATTGCAACGTCGGCACGGCTCCCAATTGGGAGCGACGCTATCAGCGTAATAGACCTTGGTATTGGGGTGCCGACAGTTGCAGATCCAATAAGGTACATCGTCAATTGCCATCATTGGCTCCTGTAGGCAGAGCAGACGATATCCAGTCACGCAGGGCCTTGGCTTCTTGGACGTTCAGCACAATCGAATAGCCGGCATCTGTGAAGTCCGTCAGCTCAATGTGCAGCCGTTCCTTCGGAAGGACTTTGGCCTGGATATCCTCCCACATCAGCGCATTCACCTGTTTGAATCGTTCGTTCATGGCTCTTGCTTCGAGATCGTTTGAGAAGCGCGTCGTCGGCATTCCCAATCGACGCGGTGAATGTGAAAGGGTGCGGTCATGCCGTCCCACCAGAAGCCCTGGCGGCGCCTACGCAGCCATACCGGACTCGTTTTGCGCTTCCAGCCCATGCGCTCGCGAAAGCGGTTCCAGCCGCGTGTCGAATAGTGTTTGCCGTCACGGATCATCTGTTACGTGGTGACTCAATCAGGGTCGCACGACGGATCGCACGGCCCTTCGGTCATGCATTCGCGATGGGACGGACCACCGACCTCGCCGCAGTCCGTATAGCCGCAGCTCTCGCATTGATAGACCGTCTGGCTGCATCGGCCGTGCCAGTCCTGATTCGACCGCGGGCATTGACGGCCGCCGATAGACTTCCATACGTGTCCCAGCACCGCGCATTGATGCTCGCCGCCCGCGAGGACTTGCGCTTCTGCAATCAGTCGATTCAGGCTATTCATTGCGTGACACGGTTAACCCGTACTCTTGAAGGTCGGAATCCAAAATCCAGCCCGGTAGTCCAGGGGGCAATTGCCAAGTTCTCAATTTGTGCCATACGCCCGTGCCGTCTATCACATAGATGCCCAGCCAACCGAGATTGGCGAACTTGATTTGACTGACGCTGTTCACGGCTTCGGCCCTGCGCTGGGACTAGAGTATTCCATCAAGATTGTCGCAGGCTCTCCAGATCACGTCCGCCTCTTTGACCATTTTGACGAACTCCGGCCACATCTCACGGGTTAACCGAATAGAGCGGGTTTCTCCGGGCTCTCTGCCTTCCATCGCCATGCTGGGCGGCAAAACTGTTTCAGCACGCACTGTGAGCACGACGTCACCCTTCATGCGCACCATGGTGAAGTTTACATACCAAGGATATGGCGGCACGTAACTGGTCGGCGTATGCGCAGCCAGCAACTTGACATCGGTTTCATCGGGAGCGAGATCGTGTTTGCTCATTTCGACTGACCTTCTTGGGTGGCTTGTAACTCTGGCATGTCGTGTCCTCGGTCGTGGTTGCACTTCGCGTGCGCCGGCACCCAGTTATTCGGATTGTCCAGACCACCGCGCGCCAACGGGATCTTGTGATCTAGTGTCATCTGCAGCGGCTGCCCGACATTACGATTCATCGGCTGATGGCACCAGAAGCAGTCCCGATAGCCGGCCTTCCACATTTTGCGTTTCCAGCGCTGATAGCGGGCTGCATTGCCACGCTCGTCCTTGTGTCCAGCATCCGCCACCGGGGGCGCGCGAAACGCCATAGCGACCGCCTCCTGCGGCGTAGCGCGATGTTTCCCATGCGTCGTGCCTGCCACGTAAGCCGTCGACTTCTTGGCGAACGGGTAGTAATTCACCAGAAGCGCGCCCTTGATCTGAAAATGGCCATTGCCGTGCAAGCTCACAGTCGCCCCGCGCTCCGCGGCAGCATCGCGCAGAGCGGTCTCAAGGTTGCGTTGCTGTGGCGTCAGTTCCATAAAGCTACGGTGTTTGATTGGGACGTAACGAGGTTGGACGGCCTTCAGAGCACGGCCCACAGATGTTGTCGCGCAGGTCAAAACCGTGCGGGCAGAGCGCTCGCAGCCCAGAATCGCCACCGATCCACCCAAGTACCTTCGCCTTGAGAAAATCGCCGCACCGGGCCGCTACGTCGCAATGGGCCTTGTTCACGCCGTAGGTCGTGCAGTGCTCGCCGTGCGGCATCTTCAGCCCCTCGCCGACCCTACGTGCAATCACAATCACTTGGTCGTAGCCGTAATCCTCGGCGATGCGCTTCGCGGCCGTCACGGTGATGCGCTTCATGGGTCGCGTGCTGTCCATGCTACTTTCCTGTCTCGATCCCTAAGCCTACGCGCGCGATCTTCACCGCGCACGCAATGGGCCGCGTCGTGCAAAAAGTGCACGGTTCCCCGTCGGAACCTGCGTCCTCACCCCACTCCAGGATTTCCTGCAGAGCCGCCCGCAGCCGCTCGATCTCGGCGGCTGCCAGCTCGACGTAAGACGCAAAACCCTTCAGCGACTGTCCGCGCAGATCCTCGGCGATCTCACGCAGGCCGGCCGTGCTGATCTGTTTTGAGGTCATGGCTGCGCGTCCTTCTCGTGACTCAATGATGTGCGCGCTATTTCGGCGGTGATCTCGAACGCGGCGCGCAGCCCGGCAGCGCGCATCGGATGAATGCCGCAATCCGTGGTCAAATGAGTACGGCTGATGTCCTCCAACGCCGTCTGCAATCTGTGAATCCTACTGCTCGCCGCGTTCAATTGGCCATGCAGACGGTGGATCGTTTCGCACAGCCGCTCGATCTCGGCGTGCAACTCGCCGATGCGTGCCAACGCGCTTGCCATCGTCAATTCTTCGCTAAGGCTTTGGGTCTTTGAGGGGACTGAATCGCTCATTTGCGGTTCCTCACAAGCCAATTGATGATCTTCAGCAATGTGGCGGCGTCCATATCGAGACCCTTGCAGACCCGGCAGAGCGTCGCAGAACTGATCCCGATCTCAGGGGCGAGAGTGCGCATGCTCCACCGCTCCATCGCCATGAAGCATCGCAGCGCCGCCCCGAGATTGCTTTCCTTACCTTGGGTGAGGTCAGCCACCGCCAGCTCCCATCAGCGCCGCCTGCTCTCGAATGTCCGCCAGCGCGCCTTCATTGGAATCAAAGAACCATGGCACGCGCCCCGTGGAGGCCAGATAAATGCGCCGGCCGGCATCCTCAGAGCCGTAGCGGGTCTCCAATTCCTTGCCCGCTTCCCCCGCCAGCATGATTGCCCATCCGGCCCGGCAGTGGGTCGTCTCGCAGGTATGCCACGAATCCATCTTGAGATGCCCTCCTGCGTCGATTGCAGCCAGGATCTTCGCATCCAGGCTTTCCACTACAGGCACGTCCGGGAAGCGCTCACGGAACGTCTGCGCGCGCTGGCGCTGGCGTTCGGCGCGGTCCGCAGGCTCCTGGATGGATTCGGAGCCGTTGGTATCCGGAACATTCCTGGCGCCCGCGAGGTTGGCGCCCGCGAGGTTGGCGCGCGCGAGGTAGGCGTCCTCGAGGTCGGCGCCCGCGAGGTCGGCGCCCGCGAGGTCGGCGCCCGCGAGGT